GAAATGGGGCTGTACGGTTGGCCAGAGACCAGAACCTGTGAGTGCAGTAAGGTTTTGAACGAGCTCAGCCTGTTCAGCGAAATGACGAGCGCCGACAGCTTTGATCCGTCCGACACCTGTGATGTCGTCAACGGTGAGAGTCTGGAAAGTAGTAGTCTGGAATTCATCGTTGAATACCCGGATGGCGGTCACGCCAGCCATGTTGCGTCTTGCCTGTTCAAGCATGGCATTCAGAAGCATGTCCATGTACTCAGAGAACTGGAAGATCTTGTTGTTGAATAGACGAGAAGATGCGTTCTCTAGACGCTGCACTTCGTACTTAGTTTTCTCACCCGGACTACGGATACCCATAGCTTCACGGGGAGCACCAGCCATCTCTTCCATCTTCTGTTCGAGGATGGTTACGTCTTGAACAATCTGCTGAACTTGAATGTCAGGTTGGACAAGTTCGACGTCACCTTCTTCAGAGACAAAGATCTTTTCACCGGGCTGCCAGACATAGTCTTCTACGAAACCCTTAACCTTCTGGACAGGGTAGGCAGTAAGATCTAGGATGTCAGCCAATTGGTTGATACGCTTGTCGATGCTGTACTGCATACCAACAAGGTTATCGAGAGGACCCATACCCCACAGGTTGTCTGGACGACGACGCCAAGGAGTTTGAAAGATAACGGGGTAGCCAAAGAAGGAATCGTTGGCACGGTTCTCAATCAGCTTGTGCCGATCTACAACAGTGATAACACGATTCTTTTCGAATTGATCGGAGTAGGGATCATACCAATCTCCGTAGAAAGTAAGAACTTCTACGATGTCAGACTGCAGGTAAGAACGGAAAGAGGTGAATCCTTCCATGATGTACATCCGGTCTTTCTGAGACCAGTCACCCTGATACTGCTGTGCATGGAACCTGATATCCTTCAGGTACTTGTACAGTTCTTCGTATGCGTTACGGTTTTCATCGTTAGACATACGCTCTAGGAGATCTTTGAGTTCACCCAGTGAAATAAGAGTTCTAACGATTTTAGGGGATTCGATGAAAGACTCAGCAGTAGGATTAAAAACAATATCCAAGGGAGAGATGCGCCTAATAGCAGGTCCCACAAAGCCGACCTGGGTTTTATCCGCTTGCTCAACGCGCATGTCCTTCCACTCGACGGTGGCGATAGCGTTGCCAAAGTCGATATAATCTAAGATGATTTTCTCTACCTCGGCACGGAACATAGGCTGTTCTACGCACCAAGTCATATAGTTAACGATAGCGTCCTTCTTAGCTACTTGGTTGCTATCTTGATTATCTGCTTGCCATTCCAGCCATTTTCGTTTAGGAAAGAGTGTTGCTGTATAATTGGCGAATAGATTGTCTCGAATTTGACACAGCTTAGGAACTGTCGTCTTATTCTTCCAAGGAAGCTGAGAATTGCTTGTCTGGGTGGTGTCGGTTGCGTAGACATATCTACGAACCTCCTCCCAGGCATTTTTCTTTTCCTGACGCATCGTTTCCCACGACAGGAATTTCTCCGTAATCCTCGTTGCTAGAAGATCCGGAGAGATAACATTTTCAAGTGGAAGTACTCGACCAGTCAAGCGACGCCTCCAAACTTAGAATGGTAATTAAAAGTAGACATCGTTTCTGCTTGTTTGGTCCTGAATACGTTAATCGGTGCGGTGGCGAAGTCGATGGCGGATGCAAGAGCATCCTTGACGTCATCGTGGGAAGGATTCTGGAAGATCAGCTCTTCTTCAAGCACTTGAGTATTTCCATGGGGATAGTGCCATATCTGACGATTGGCGTACCTTGGCTCGAGAATTGCCATGATCCTTTCATCTTTACTACCTTGCCACCGGGTAGGGCGATACTCATCGACGGCAAGAGTGAGTCCGTGTGGTCGGATATAGTTTTCCCGTAAATCTCTGACAATAACTTGCTGGGCCACTGAGACTTCACATCGAATCTTTCTGAACCCCCATTTTTGATAAAGTTTTAGAATGTGTTGGAAGTAGTCGGAAATCTTGTCGGTCCGAAACCGATCGATCTCCAGTATGTAATAATTGGATCTTCCATCCACCCCCACGACCACAATGGATGTGTAGTCAGACTTCTTGCCGGTGGAATAGGCGAAGTCAACGGCTGCGACGACGTTGAGTCTTTCTCTTCCATAGTTCCAGGCGAAGTTGTAGTGGGAGAGCTTATTTGGGTCGTAATACTGAAACAGGTCACGTTGGATTGGGGATGATTCCACGTCCTGTGGGTCGTTGTAATATTGTGCCCGGAAGTGCACTTTGTTGAGATACTGTGCTCTTTTGGTTCTAAGGACGTTTTCGTCGAATCCGAACCACTTTCCGTCTGATCGCTGTTGACGGGGCCAGAGGAATTGACCGCTTCCGTCTCCTGCGGTTTCGACCGGGTATTCTTTGACGTCGAAGAGCGGGATACTTTCGATGACGTTTCCGACTTCGTCATACTTATCAATCTCCATAGTAATTAGATCGTTATACAAATCAAGTGGATGGTATCGGGTTCCAACCACCATTTCTCGTGCTCCTACCGATTCGATAGAAGACAGAAGACCATATTGGTCTTTTACTCGTTCTCGTCCTTCTTCCGTGTAAGCATTTCCTGTAACCACCACGTCGTCAAGGACAGCAATGTCGCAATGCATACCGACAATATTGCTAGTAAGGCCAGCCGTGAAGATACTGGGATCTCGTATAGACTCTGCTCTACGCCTTGGATCGTCAACACTTATTTCCCTTTCAGTCCACTTCTCACGCTTTGCTTCCTCTTTGTTGACCATATCTGGCCAATACGTTCTATACGTGGCATCAGTGATGATGTCTTTAATAAACTTAAGCTGTTTGGTAGCAAGATTTGAAGTAGACGAGATATATAGAATTCTAATGGTTGGATCTTTAGTAAGCATCCAAGCACACCAGTAAGCGACAAGCGCGGACTTCATGTGGTCGCGCGGCAGTAGCAACAGCTGGTGGGAGCTGGCACTGCTTGAAGTCCACCAGTTAATTACTTCACGGTGGATGTTGCCAAGTACACGCTTGGGATGCACCAAGTTAATGAATGCAACCAGCGAAGACTCGGCAAGCTTTCTCTTACTTTCTCGTTCCGGATTTAACTTACGACTCATCGAATAGAGATGATCAGATTAGAGATAACGTTAGCGATGTCAACATATCCTGCAGGAGCAGGGTGGACGGTATCAGAAGAGATATTCCAACCGTTGGATACAGCGTTGTTATAGCTCAACCATTTGTTACGGATGTCTACAACACCGATGTTGTTGTCATTGGCAAGTTGATACATCGCCTGCACATACGTATTCTGTTGTGCAGTAAGACCAGAAACACCATTATCAAACGTAGGAATACGGATGATTACATCGATGGAATTGTTCTTAGCGGTAGTAATCAAGGATTGAAGATTTGACACAGTGGTAGCTACAGCTACTGACGTACGCCAATCGTTGATGACGCCACCTTCAAGGAAGATCAGGTCTGGCTTAATCAGTGAATTAGACAGAACGGCAAGACGTCCAACAGCTGTATCGGTGTTGTCAATCATGTTAGCTGACGTACCGCCACAGATGCCCCAGTTCCAGATAGAGATTTCCTTTCTGGCGCTGTTATAGGCATGGATACCGAGAATGGTGACAGCGCCTAGAACCCAATTAAGGGTGATGGTATGGCTGCCAGCCGAACCGAGAGAGATGGTGTTTTTAGCCAGCTGGGTTACGTTAGTGGAGTCGATTTCAGTGGTAGCACCACCGTCGACTTGCCAATTGAAGTTACGGCCTGTTGCACCGTCACGCCAATAGATATCAGCGGTGTCTACCTGCGCTGGGAAGACAACAGACATAGAACCGGTAGCGGAAGAGGTAAACAGGTTGCCACCTGGACCCTTTGTAGCACCGAGAGCCCAAGCTCCGGTACCAGACACACGACTGTCTCCGGTGAGGAAGTTCGCGAAAGTCTGGGCTTGACCCCAACTACCGCCATCAGAAAAGACGCTATTAGCGCCTGCTGTGATGCCTTGGTTCTGAATCAGGTCAGCTGTCTTGTTAGGCCAAGAGTTTACTGCCTGTGCCGTTCCCACACCGGTGGATTGACCTCTGTCGGTGGAATCACCGATTACGGCAACCCTGACATTACGGGAATTGGCACGGACTGCAGCTCGGAAGTTACTAGTGTTGCCTGGTGTGACATTGGTAGTGAACGCGCCGATACCTCCACTAGCGGCGATAGTTCCTACCGATATGCTGGAATTAGAAACGGAATGACTTACCGGCATAACCGATAGAATTTTCTTAGTAAGCTTCATTTAATCAAACCTTTTCCATGGCGCAGTTCATCGATCTGCTTTTCCAGCATATTGATACGATTGTCTTGTACGGCTACTTGAGTGAGAATAGTCGACAGGTTATCGAGGGCGTGCGTGGTGTTGCCCTGTATTTCTCGAAGTGCTTCGATATCGTGTTTTAGTACGTTGATATCAGATCTCATCGCGATGAAGAAGCCGATAGCTACACCGATGTAGGCTAACGACTGGAGGATGGTACTTAGTGAAATTGAATAGTCGACCACAATTTATTTACTCAGGAATCTGAGTCCAAGCGATTCCACCTACGAACAGAGGCAGAGCAGCTGTTGGAGCAAGCCACATCGCTACTGTACCAGCGACGATGAAGCCTACGGAGAATACAATCTTGAAGATGTGCAGGGCTTGGGCCATTACTTCACAGCCTTCTGAGTTGACTTGGATTCGTCCTTAGCTTTCTTTTGGGCGTCTTGGTCAACCTTGCGGGCTTCCTCGGTGCGGACTTCCGCTTGGGCTTGGGCCTTACGATCTGGATCAGACGCAGGAGCCACGCCAAGACGAACAGCCTTAACATCGTCTTCAGAGACAGTAGTGACACCATCAAACTCGCTAGGATAACTCTTGATAAGAGCTTTCTTTTCATTTTCGGTAAATCTAACCTGAGAGGTAGTCACGGTTTCATACGTGCCATCGGCATACTGAATCTGGATAGTAGACGGAGGATTGAGCCGACGGGTGGGGGAAACGATGCTTACTTCACGGTTCTTATAAATTGCCATTACTTGCTTTTCCTTGTAACTGGGTTTTTCTTGTGTTTAGAGTTATAGATACGGGCTGCCTTAGCTTTAGCTGCCTTGTCAGATAGACCTTGTGATTTCAGTTTATCTCGGATAGCTTCATACTGCTTAGGCATTAGATCCTCTTATTGGTCAGATAGCCCCGGTTTAAGGATACTAGGTTTAGTAACCTCTTTGATATGTTTCTCGGAGAGTAGTTTCATAGCCTGTTGTCCTACCAGTACTTGTAGTACTAGTAGACCTCTCTGGTCTAGGTTTTCTATTAGATTCTCTAACGTGTTTGAATTAGAAATAGACAAGAACATTCTCCTTGACATAAGTATACACAGTATGTATACAGACTGTCAATAAGAAAGAAGATGTATAGGAACTGGATAACAGTGCTTACTAGAAAACAATGGCATAAAGCTAAGAAAGCTCTGGAAGAAGCTAATTACTTAGACGAAGACTTATTCTTAACTAAGGAAGGCTTTCTTACTAAGACTGAAGCTATAAGGAAAGGATACTACCTTGTCTACTGAGATTAAACGTAACATCTTTCTAGAGGATATGTGCTACGAAGATGATGCCAACAAAGATCTTAGAGGTTGGCACTATGAAGAAAACTGTAAATGCTGGAAATGCCAGCAATTTCTGGATGCTGCCTATTGGGTAGTTCAGAAGATGGAAACAGGGAAAGAACCTCCCAGATTGGAATATACCCAAGTTCATGACGGATGGGCACCGAGGATACGGTCTTAGAATGCCTCTAGGATTCAATTAGAAGCTCCGTGGTGCGTTTAAATGGCTCAGGGGTAGTCAAGTACCGGAGAAAGGTGAAAAGGTAAAATTATGGAAGTTAGAATTAGCGGTAGTTTTTATGATTTTGGAACTAGAACTTACAGGTTCGAACAGCCAGTAAAAGCTGGGGATGTTATCAAAGCGGTGGAATTCAATACAGATACCCAAGTTTTTGATTTAATCGTGGAAAGACCTGAGTAAAATTTTTGTTAGATAAATTTTAGGGTTAATTCAATGCGGCCGAACGACCCCCCGACCCCCTACATCGGTTTTTCCGAAGCATGACTAGATCAGCTTACCTGGAAATATAACGTAATATCCTATGTAAGACTCATGACTAGCGAATGCTTAGTTACTAAGGTAAGTATCTTACTTTTCTTACGTAATATACTACGTTAGGTTTCTAGATCACGTAATTAGC